CCGAGATCTACACTAGATCGCTCGTCGGCAGCGTCAGATGTGTATAAGAGACAGGAGCAGAACCTATGAGAACACCTATAACTAAACCTGGATTTGACAATATACCATCTGTTGTAACGATTTATGATACTGCTACAACGGTTATTAACAACGCCGCTGAAGCAACTCTTTGTGAGGTAACTATTCCTAGAAATACTTTAGGACTAACTGACAGAATAGTTCATATGCAGATTCAATATCTAGCAGAGAATAGTACTGGAAGTGCTACTAGCATAGTATGGCGAGCATATTATGGTAGTTCAGCCGCTGTTGCAACAGGTTCGGATGGGTGGTCATCTAGTGCTACTCCTAGACATGGGATATTTAGTGTATGGCTTATGAATATGGGTGCTGTAAATGACCAGCAACTTATTCTAAAAGATGAGAAAGAATCACATGTGGGTAACTATGACCGTATCGCTCAGAACAGCAATGAAGATTTGACCCTCAAAGTTACTGTTGACTTCAATGTAGCCAGTAGCAGTTTGTTTATTAGAAACTTCGTTTGTATAGTAACACAATACGCACCATAAAGAGAGAGAACAATATGAATGACAACGACGCAAAGAAACAGTTAGAAGCTCTTGACTTGAACCATCCCATAGTAAAGTCATACATAACGTTGAATAAAGAAATGGGAGTTGTTCAAGGAGAGCTGAAATGGATAAAGGTACTAACGGCAGGCACTACCATTGGAGTTCTCAGTCAGTTGTTTATAACTCTCTTTGGTGGTTGAGGTAGGAATCGAAAAAGGCACCAAAAAGGGCTTAAAACACCCCAAAAAGGGCATTGAATCGACAGGTATATAGGGTAATATGATATAATAGTAGTACAAAGTGAAATAAGGGTACCATTCTGAAGGTAAGGATAAAGTAAATAGTCTTATAGAGTCGCTAACAGTTTCGTGATGGTTCTGTACAAAAACTATCACAAAATGTTGGGGTGGTGGTAGCCCCCTCCCTAACAGGAGCAGTTTTTCTGATGGTTCTGCTCCATCAAAAACCATCGTAACGTACCTACAACAAAGTGAGAAAGATCGTGGGCACTTCTCTCGAATCGAGTCCGGTGACAGGATAGAGCGTTTAGTAGAGAGCCACAACCGTAGTTTGGGCACAAGCCCAGTAGATGGTCAGAGCAGGCGAGTCGAACTACCCGCCCTCACACTCCCCAAAAGGGGTTCTGATTTAGTGGGATCACCTCATAGTTTCTACCCAGTAAACCACACAGTAGGTACTACATATAATAAAACCCATACGAGAGAGTATGGGTAGAAGGGGATTCCTCATGGTATGTATAACGATATGAAGGAGCGATGAAAGAATGAAATTTCTACATAAAAATATTAAACTAAGTATACATGAAATGGAGACTAATACAGAGATGACCACCCCCTCAAAGGGGTGGGATAGATCGAGAAAATGAGGAGTATCATGAAGAGAGAAAGTGAAAAGACTACGGAACAACTCATAGAAGACTTTGTGAAAGCTAAGAAAGAATCCGATAAAGCATATGAAGAATATCTGAAATGGAAGCAAACAAACAACATTGACTAAATCGGACAAATATGGTATAATATAGATGAATGTGGAGATAGAACCATGAATAACTGCAAACATGATTTTGCTAGAGACGGAATATGTAATCTATGTGATATACATGCAGTAGACTATATAGCTCAGTTAGAAAACAAAATTGATGATCTCACGCTCACTGTCTTAGAATTAGTAAATCATATACTTCTAAAAGAGATTTAAGATGAATCCCTATAGAGAAGAATTAGAAGCTAGAGTAGATAGAGAAATAATCCTAGATACATTGTGGGAAGAAATGACTGATATGCAGGCTGCTGTATGCCATCTAATCTCTTGTGGCTGGACTCAATCAGAAGTAGCTAGACACTTTGAAGTATCCAAACAAAATATAAGCCAAATACTAGATGTAGTAAGGGGTAAGCTATTACGTATAGAGTGGCAGTTAGAGAATGATAAATTACAGTGAGTAAACCAATAAAAGCATCACTATTTACAAGAGATATAGTGCTAGAGGACCATATGACTAAGACCAAATATACAGAAGTAAGACTAAAGAAGATGCAAGAGGCTCTAGAGAAAGGATTAAGTGTATCAGGTACATGTGGTCTTGTTAATATAAGTAGAGAGACGTTCTATAGATGGATGCGTGAAGAACGAGACTTTTATGACATGGTCAAACAAGCACAATCTCTATTTGAGCAGATATGTATAGATACCATAATTACTAATCCACGTACCGCATTACAACTGTTAGAGAGACAACGTAGAGAAGAGTACCGTCCACCCTCAGCCAAAGTAGAGCTTGAGGGTATTGTTGGTATAAAGCTAGTTGAAGTAGGTACCAGCACCGATGACGATGATGATGTAGACTGACTAACAGGTACCTGCACCGTGATAGCGGTATCGGCACCATGATGAGGGTACCAAATGGATAAGCTTGTATCAATAGAACTACCTACTCCTCATGATCAGCAAGAGTTGGTGCTAAGTAGTAAGTGTAAACGTGTAGTAATAGTAGCTGGTAGACGAGCGGGTAAGACAACATTAGCAGTCATTAAGAGTATACGTACCGCTACTAAGGGTATGAGAGTTATCTATACTACCCCGATTGCTAAGCAGGCTCGTACCTATTGGAACAGATTGACTCAACTATTGGGACCAGCAATTCAAGTTGGTTGGGTAGATAAGAGTGAGACAACTAGAACCCTCACGTTTAAGAATGGTGGGTACATAGTGTGTCAGACAGCTTATGACCCAGACTCATTACGTGGTGATGATACAGATTTATTGATATTGGATGAGTATGCTTACATGAACCCAGATGTATGGGAGAAAGTAGGTGCTCCAATGTTATTAGATAGGAATGGTACAGCTTGGTTTATTTCGACTCCGGTACCAAAGAATCACTTTTATACTATGTATTTGAGAGCAATGAATAATCCAGAAAGTTGGGAAGTATTTCATTTTAGTAGTTTGAATAATCCATATTTATCTAAAGAAGCTTTAACTGCAATGATAGAAGATATGCAGGATGAACATTATAAACAGGAGATATTAGCTGAATTTGTAGCTGGTGAGGGGCAAGTCTTTGTGATGAATGCTGAAGATTTCATTCCTTATAAGTTTGATGAGCATGATGAACATAGACTAGTCGCTGGTTTAGATTGGGGGCAGAAAAACGATTATACAGCTTTAAGTATTGGTTGTGCAGATTGTAGTAAAGAGATTAGATTGTTTAGAGTTAGAGGTGATGACTATCCTACTCAAAGGGAAAGAATCAAGTCTATACTAAATGAATACCATACCATTGAACTCCTTGCTGAAGCTAACAGCATTGGATTACCAAATATTGAACAATTGAGGATGGATGGCATAGCAGTAAATAGTTTTACTACCTCTAACTCTTCTAAAGCACAAATAGTCCAAACATTACGGCTTGCTTTTGAACAAAGAAGCTGGAAATGGATTGAAGACCCAATTGCTTGGAGAGAACTAGAAGCATATGAAATGAAGATAACTCCAGCCGGTAATATCACTTATAATGCACCTTCTGGAATAAATGACGATACAGTTATTGCTCGTTGTTTGATGTTGAGACAAGCACTAACTGGAAGATTTACTTTAGGTTAGACGGAGAAACAAATGATAGAAGACACAATTCTTACTCCTCATGGTGCTAAGAGAGTCGTAGACTGGCCCGAATTTTATGGGGGCGGTTATGACTTAGTTTCTGGTCAAAGAACAGCTAATAAGGACTTTACTAAGAGTCCTTGGGCATTTGCCTGTATGGTAGTTAGAGGAACAGAATTGGCTAACTTACCTTGGAGATTAGTCTCTAAAAGAGGTAAAGTTATCAACAAACATCCTCTTATTGACATGTTAACTGAGTTTGGTCCAGAAAGTAACTACAGTGAGGCTATACAAGCTACTGAGATAGATATGCTTATGTATGGTGCTGCTTATTGGCTGAGAGATGTAGATATACTGAAGAGATTGAACCCACAGACTATAGAAGTCATTAAGACAAGAGATGGTATCACAGGATTTAAGCAGACTATAAATGGTAAAGTAGTCAATACGTTCAGTAGAGATGACGTTATTTACTTCCGTGAATACAATCCTGATGACGATTTAGGCGTTGGGGTGCCTGTTATGGAGATTATAAAGGGTGCTATTAGTGCTGAATATGAAGCATTAATGTATGTAGATGCACACTTTAAGAATGATGCAACCCCTTCTTTATTGCTAACTACTGACCAAACAGTGCCAGAAGTAGAGATGAATCGTGTGTTATTGTGGTGGAATAGGCGATTTAAAGGTACTAAGAACAAAGGTAAAGTAGGAATGGTAGATAAAGGCTTGAAAGCTCAAGTATTATCAGAGTCACTCAAAGAAAACCAGATTGTAGAGATTAGAGATCAAGCAAGAAACGATATCTGTGTAGGTATGAGAGTGCCTAAGATATTAGTAGGTGCTATGCAGGATGCCACATATGCTAACGCTCAAGAAAGCAGAAAACTATTAATAGAAGATGTTATTATACCTCGGTCAAGACATTTTGCTAGTGTTATCAATCAAGACCTTGTTCAACACATAGATACTAACATTATATTTGAGTTTGCAGAAGATGAACTACAGATTCTTCAAGAAGATGCTTCTCTGAAAGAAATAAGACTTGCTCACATGTTTGATAGAAAGGTTATCACAGCAGAGTATTACAGAGCAGAAATGGGTGTTGATGAATCATTTGCCCCAGAAATAGAAGAAGTAATAAGTGAACCTGCTATACCTATTGAGTTACCAGTGTTACGCTCATGGTCCAAGAAGGCTAAGAAGGCTTTCAAGCGTGGGGAGAACCCTAACGTACCATTTGAGACAGATGAAGTATCAGATGAGATGCAGATAGCTATTAGAGCAAGACTTGAAGTAGCAAGTACTAGAAGAGAGATAGAAGGTGCGTTTGTAGACCTACCTGATAAGCAACCTGATATAAGTATCACAGTAAATGTACCTGAACAACCAGTTACAGTCAATACAGGTGAAACAGTAGTAAATGTACCCGAAAAGGAAGTTACAGTCAATGTACCTGAGCAGAAAGCTCCAAAAGTGGATGTTCATGTACCTCAGATACTCGAAAGCTCAGAAGAAAAGAGTATGATTAGAGATAGTATGGGTAATGCTACAGGGACAAAGAGTAAAGTAACACATAGGTACGATTAATGAGCACAGTAGAAGAACTTCAAGATGAAGTAAATGACTTATTAAAGGATGCATATACTTCTGTTGATGTTGAGTATGATAAAGAAGTTAGTAAGACATTATGTTTCGATTACTTTAGACAGAAGTCCAGCCAAGAGTTATTACTGGCTATAGTCAAACAGAACGAGATTATTATTAAGTTACTTGGTGAAAAATGACTTGTAGATATCGTACTACAGATACATCAGTTATTATAGGTAAAGGTGCGGCGGGTAAAACTGTTGTCATAGATATATGGGATGATACATCTCTTGTTGTTGATGGTGCTGCGTGCACTGAGTATGTGTCTGGTATATATAAATATGAGTTTGCACCTGGAGTTGCTGGTGAATATTATTGGGAGATGAATGGTCCTGCTTTTGTAGCCGTTGATGGGCATATTGTGTTTGGTGGATATGTAGATAATATCACTAATCTTGATGCTACAGTATCTTCAAGAGCAACACCAGCAGATATTCAAGATGTTACTATCGCTAAGGTATCAACTGGAGTAAGAAACTTAGAGTTGATTACTAAATCAGTAAGTCGTTATTATACAGGACAAACAGCAACTTTAGTAGCAATGACAACTTACGCAGGTATACCGGCAACTGTAGACTTGTTTACTTCGATTTATGACCCAAGTGATATAGTTGTGGCTAGTGGATACATGGATGCACTTGGTTCTACTGGAGTTTACACATATGATTATCCTATACCAGCAAGTGGAACACTAGGAGTTTATAAGGCTAGATATACAGCTACAAAGACCATTCCGGCTAGTGGAATAGTAGATACCTTTACTACTAATGCAAGTGGTTGGACAGATGAGGCTGGAACTTGGATAGTAGCTAGTGGATTTTACAACCAAACTGGAACAAGCAACTCATATACACGTTACAATGATGCTTTGGCTAGAGATTGGGTAAACTATACAGTAGAAGGCGATGTAAGACTTAATCATGCAAGCGCTTTGGGTGGTATTGGTTTACACTATAAGAATACCAGCCAGCAATATAACTTCATTATATCTATTGGATGGCAGAAAGCCTTATTGAGAAGAGGAACTACATCTCTAAAGACATACGATATTGAAGTACTACAGGATACATGGTACACTCTAAAGGTAGAAGTAGAAAATAACGTATTCTCATGTTACATGGATGATGACCTTTTGTTTGAAGTGTATGATGAAACATATGATGAGGGAACACCTGCGTTATATGCATTTTATCCAACTTCTCACGATAATGTAACTATAACTGTACCAGAGGCAAGTTATCAAGAGTTCAGCGTAAGTGATTTCCAAGTAGAGAATGAAATAGCAGCTGAAATCTGGAGTTATGAAAGATAATGGATGCATATGAATATCTACCTGGTGCAATAGGTGATGTATGGGAGCGTATGTGTGGTGAAACCGGCGATGGTTGGCAAAGATTAGCCGGAACCATTGGTGATGCTTGGGAAAGATTGATTGTAGTGTGTAGTCCTGTAGCTTCTTGGTGGAGAGTTGATCAGGAATACTACTTACGTGACTATCAAAGACGAATGAAAGAAGAAGAGGAGTTATTCCTTCTATGATAAAAGTAGAGATAAACAAGAGAGACTTAGCTGAACTTCAAAGAGATTTACATGTTCTACGTCCTAAGAACCTGTTGAGAAGTGAGATGGAACCATTTGCTACAAGTGTGATTCAAGAAGCAGGGCGATACCCACCTCCTGTGGGATACCCCAGAACAGGTCACTTAAAAAGAAGTTGGTACTATACTATACATGGAGTGAATGCTGAGATAAAGAATGCGGCATCATACGCAGGTTGGGTACACGGAGAGGAACAGATAGATACACATAAGAAACATGGTTGGAAACAAGTTTTTGATGTGGCAACCACTCAACTAGAGAAGATGTTGGATAGACTTAGTAAGAAGGTAGATAAAATATGGAAAAGCTAAAACCAAGAGATGCAGGCTCAATACGAGCAGTATTAGATGGAGCAAAGAGAACTCTAGAAGTTCTTGCCGCACCATTTGGTGGTCCTACACGTAAAGACAGGCTAGGACAATATCTTAGCGAAAATACTGACTTTATGCTAGATGTAGGGGACCGTAGACCTACACTTTATATGCACGGTTTCAGTCCACAACAGCGTGCAATGGATAAACCGACTTCTATTGGTGTTGCAACAGCGACTAAGATAGATGAAGATGGATTGTGGATGACAACAGAGATAGATGATAGTGAACTGAGTGATAGAACATGGGAAGCCGCATTAAACGGCAATGCCAGAGCTTCTACTGGTTCAGTAAACTATTTGGAACGCCATAACAAAGTGACTGGTGAAGTACTTTGCTGGCCCATTGCAGAACTATCTATTTTTGATGCTGGTGACAATAGAGTACCAGTAAGCGATGATGCTATAGTATTACCTTTACGAGCATTATTTGATGAACACAAGATTAAACTTCCTGATACTTTCGAGAGCGGTGAGCAGACAAAGCTAACAGGTAGTAAACCGAAAGACACAGGAGATTTTATCATGACAGATGAGATTAACAAGGCTGTAGAAGAGGCATTAGCCCTTCGAGATGCCGAAGAACTTGCAAAAGCAGAAGCTGAAACAGCTATGCGTGCAAAGATTGAAGCCGAGTTGAAGGAAGACCCAAAGTATCGGGCAACTTTCAATATTGGTGGAAAGATTGATAGTACAAAGGGTATGACAGATGAAGAGCAGGAAACTCATAACTTCCTGTGGAACCTCCGTCACCCAACACAGGCACCACGTGCAATGCGTGTGCTTGAAGAGAGTGAGGCACTAGAAGGTGGTTCACTTATTCCTACTCCCTTACTAAATAAGATTATAGCTCTGAAAGATGAGACAAGCCTTATTTCCAAGTTAGGGATTCAAAAGTATGTTACCGATAGCCTAACACTCGTTGTACCACGTGAAAACGCTGGAATGGGTGTATTCGCTACAATCGCAGAAGAAGGAGCTTACGTTGCTAATGAACCTGCTTTTGAAGGTACGACTTGCACAGTTGTGAAGAAAGGTTCGATGATTACGGTGACCGAGGAAATGTTAGAGGATAGCAATATCTTTGAATCATACTTCGTGTCACTTTGTGCCCGTAAATGGGGACTGACAGAAAACCTGGAACTCTTCACTAAACTGAAGGCTACTGATACAGAAGGTACCGCTAGTGCGACCTTCACACAACCTGAGATTGATGCATGGATGTATAAGATGACTGAACCTTGGTCAGATGGTGCACACATTATCATGGCACAGGGTACTATGGGAACAATTCGTGGATTGCTAATTGCAACACCACGTGCCTATGGTGACTTCCCAATTAATGCTGGTAAGTTAGTTGATCCATTCTTCGGTTTCCCTGTTCACCTAAACAGTAACTGGGAAGCTGTAGGTGCTGGAGCAACAACACTTACTATGAGTATGGTGAACCCATATGCTCTAGCATACGTAGAGCGTAAAGGTTTGTCAATCAAAGTTGACCCATATGGAGATGCTTTGAACGGAAGAGTACGCTACTTCCCATCATACCGAGCAGTTTGTGAAGTTATTCAAGTATTGGGTAACGTTTCATACGTTGATGCCTAAGATTTAGATTAATAAGAGAGGGGTGTAAAAGCCCCTCTCTATAACGGAGATATTTATGAGCTACGTAACTTTATCAGGTTTCAAGACCTTTGGTGGTTTTGATTATGACACAGAGGATGTATTACTACAAGATATTCTTGATTCGGCTACTACTGTTATAGATGAATATACTGGTAGAACCTTTGCCGCAGATAGTGTTTCTTCACGTACTTTTACAAAGACAGTAAATGTACCAAGTAGATTCAGTGGTACTGTACTCTTCTTAGATGAGGATTTAGCAGATGAAGCTACTCATATTACCGATAGTCCTACAGTACGTTATTTACCAGAGAATGATACACCTTATTATGGCATAGTTATCACAGAAGACGCTTGGGCCTATCCTACAGTAACTGTTTCTGGATATTGGGGATATAGCAAGACACCTTCTGCAACCATACAGCAAGCCTGCTTAAGGTTAGCAAAGTGGTTATATGATATGAGGAATACTAACAGAGGTGATGCTGTTGTAATCACTCCAGAAGGACAGGTTTTACTACCACAAGGTTTACCGCAAGACGTAATAACTATACTTGCACCTTATAGAAAACTGAGAGTATTCTAATGAGTGATATACTAAATATTTATGCGTCTATAGCTGATATGGATATTACTGGTGTAAACATTAGAGATATAGGTGATATAAAACTCGCCGTAACTCAGGGTGGTTTACCTATGAGAATGCTCTTACCATCTACACAAGGTGATATGTCTTTTATAGCCATTGGTTCATTACAGAATCTAACATGGGTTATTAGGGACCTTTGCCTATGGGCACCATTGAGTGCTGGTGGAGGTATAGAACATTACTCAGAAGATATGGTAGGATATATAAGTTCATACATAGCAAAAGTAAAAGCAAATAGAAACCCCACTTCATATAGTAATATCACAGGTATTGCTATACAAATGGGGCCTGTACCTTGGGGTGCAGAAGATTATTGGGCAGTTGATATAACATTGACTGTCGAAGAAATAATATAGGAGTAAATAATGAAAGAAATTAGACAAACGCCTACTATTACTGCTGGTGCATACTCTGCGGCAGATGCGGTTGGTGGAATGCTGACCTTTGCTGATGCAGGTGCAGGTTATCAGGGTGATATTAGAATAACTAAAGTAGTAGTAATTGATGATGCCAAACAAGCAGCAATTCTTGACCTGTGGTTGTACTCAGAAGAGTTCACACCGACAGCAGATAATGCAGCTTTCTCACCATCAGATGAAGACAATCAACACTGTGTTGGAGTAGTCCATGTCGTAGCAGCAGATTATGGTTCTGGTGATGATAACAGTGTAGCACATGTAGAAGTTGATCTACCAGTTACATTGAGTGGTGTTAGTGCAGGAAGTGGTGGTCTTTATGGAACAAGTTTATATGGACAACTAACATGCGTTGGTACACCAACCTTTGCAGCTACAGATGATCTTACTATAGTTCTTGTATTAAGTACATAAGGAGACAAAATGACATATATTCCAAGTTTACACAAAGTACAAATAGGTCTTGAGACCGCATACGGTGACGGAGCAGTTGGTTCTATTCAACCTCCTGGTATTATAAATCTTCGTCTTGATGCTAAAGTTGAAGCAGAACAGTTGATAGATAAACGTGGTACTACAATGCCTGCTCATGAATCATTTGTGAAAAGACGTTGGTCAGAAGGTAGTATTGATGGTTATTTGAACTATCAAGAGGCATATATCTGGTTAGATGGTATGTTTGGTGAAGCGACTCCTGCTGGAGGCGTTTACACCTATTCTGGTTCAGCAAACTGGAGTACAGAAGTGGAACAATCTGTTGCATTATATTATGGACAGACTGGTGCACTTTATACAGTTGCTGGAGTACTTCCAAGTGAACTAAAGATTAGTGGAGCAACGGGTGAACCCCTGAGATTCGCTTATAACTTCTTTGGTCTACCAGTGACAGATGGTGCAACATTTGAAGATTTATCTGATGATGCAGTTGAATGGTGCATGGGCACACATACTACAATCTATCTGGATGAAGGTGATGATGCTGCTCCTGGTACTACAGAGATGGAAGATGTAGCCTTTAGATTTGATGCTTCTATTACAGCCAACCGTAAACCAGTATGGCATATGGGTAATCAAGAACCTGATTCCTATAGTGTTGGTAAATGGGGTGGAACAGTTAGCCTAGTATTTGAGGCTGATGCTACCATTTTAGCACATCTTGGTGATGTTATTGACGCTACGGTTACTCCCAAATCCTATGCAGTTCGTATACGTACAACTGATACAGCAAATACCCTTGATTTAGACTTTGTAGGCACAGTAGTTACACCTCCTGTGATTATAACTGATGATGATGGTATTGTAACAGTTGAGATGAACCTTGTTCCAACTTATGGTTCACATGCAGATATACTATCCTGCTGGGGTGCGAAGTTAACGGTGGCTCCATAATGACCAAAATCAAATGGAACTTACCTGAACCAGAAGCATCTGGTTATCTTAGACGTAGACGAGATGCTATTACTTTACTTGATGCAGAGCCTTCACCTGAGAATATGCAAGCCTTATTCCAGTTTCTTCTACCTTTCGTAGAGGAACCCAAAGGAGATGAGGCTGTGGAGCTGTCTCTTATACACATCTCCGAGCCCACGAGACTAAGGCGAATCTCGTATGCCGTCTTCTGCTTGAAAAAAAAAA